ATGTTCCAAGTTCGTGATGTTTTGGATCAAGTTCATAACTTTCCCTATGTATCTCCTAATTTTAATTATTATTATATGCAATTACATCGATTTTTGCAACCTCCACCAGATGTCAACGTTGGAATTACGTCTTATTTAGATACTAGATCACAATGGAATGCCGACGTCCATCTAATATGTACCTATGGATTTTTATCCAATGATGAATCACGCGTTTTTGCTTTAAACGAACAAAATTATTTAATAAAACAAGTTTTTGAGTCTACATTTTACAATGTTACTGGTTCGAATAGAGTGGAATTAACATCGCTAGGTATGGTTGCAAGTCAAATGTTTTTCTTTCAAAGAAGTGATGCTAATTTAAGAAACGAATGGAGTAATTATACAAATTGGCCGTATAATTATCTACCGTATGATTTAATACAAGCACCTACAAATGGTATTTATCCTATTTTTCAAATAGATTCAAATGGGAATAAAATACCTGTATTAATTGGTCCAGGGGTTAACCCGGACGGAAGATTAACAGGATGGATGATTACAGGAGATTATAATTCTCAAAACGCCAAAGAAATTTTACTTACACTGGGAATTCTTTTTGATGGTGAATATAGAGAAAATTTGCAACCCGCAGGTGTTTACAATTATATTGAAAAATATACTAGAACACCTGGAAATGCTCCAGATGGTTTATATTGTTATAATTATTGTTTAAATACCTCGCCTTTTGTATTGCAACCATCGGGAGCAATCAATATGACTAAATTCAACAAAATAGAATTGGAATTTACTACTATAATTCCACAATTAGATCCTTTAGCACAAGTTTTAACTATTTGTGATCCTATAACAGGTAATATTATAGGCATTAATAAACCAACCTGGAGAATTTACGATTACAATTTTAATTTATGTTATTTTGAAGAACGATTAAATGTTATTAAATTTATTAGTGGTAACTGTGGTGTATTATATGCGAACTAAATACGTTTGTTGTCTATGTAAGTTCGTTAAGCATTGCAAAATTGTTATTGCAATTTTGTTTATTGCATAAAATATGTTCATCTGAATATTTTGGTGAATCTTCTGGTGAATTATTCATATAATTTCCACCAAGATCACTAGAAGACCCATCATAGTAATTATTTACTGCTGTCAAGTCTTTGCAACCTTTGCAATCTACATCAGAAAAACATTGTTCGCGGGAAAACAAACATTGTGAGTTGGGACCACACCAATTTCCACATGTATATTTTGAAAAAGCGGGCATATCAATATTGTTACTGTGTGTATAATTTACATTATAACTATCATTGACAATTGTATTTGGATTTTTATCACTGTCACTGTCTGGTCCGGGACCCGTAGTTGTATTATATGTGTTAGATAATGAAGTGAATAGTTCTAAATATCTTCCAGGTTGCAAATATTTTTTATCGACCAAAAAATCTACCCATCTAAATAATAGAAACAACATGAAGAAACTCAACAAAAATAATAAAAAAATAGAATAATCGTTAGATTGTCTAATTTTTTTCATGTTTATATAAGTATATTTATATAAGTATATTTATATAATTGAATATTGTATATTTTTCTAATTATAGGTAAAATAGAGAATAATATTATTATAGTATAATATACATATATCGCATATTATCACATATATCAACTACATAATATAAATGGGAAGTGGAATTGACGCATCTATCGTTATACTAGCTTTAACAGCTAGTATTGTTATTATTGTATTAGCTGTTTTTTTCGGAATATTTTCAAAAGAATTATTATCATGGGCTTTATCTAGCTTAAATTTTAACCAAATTATGACAAATACATCTGCATCCAATAAAGCAGCATTTAATAAAACTAAACAATCAATTGTCAATTTTTTAAAACGTATTTCTCTTTTTGGAGGACCTCCTAAGTCAAATGCTACTACAAAATCACAAAGTTACGGTGAGTTTTTAAAATATATTGGATTGAAATTAATAGCGGTATTAATTCAAACATTTTTAGGAGTATATGCATTATGGATGTGTAAAGTTGCACAAGCAAATCTTTTACCTACTGATTATCGAGGTGCACCTTATACTGATTTACCACCAATTATATCTTCAATAATGACACAGGTTAATTTTTTCAAATTGGATGGCGAAGATTATAGTACAAAATTATTGTTTCAATATTTGTATATTCCAGATAAATCCGCAAATGATAGTAAGCAAATAAATAGTCAATTTACAATGTTAAACACGTTACGTGAATTCAATGAATCTCCTACAATCACAGGAACAACCATGTATTTTATTTATATGATTGAGAGTTTATTTTGTTTAAATTATTCGATGATAAATTTATTTTTCTCATTTTTTAACAGTTTTTACGAATGGATTTTAGTATTATTCGGAAGTTACTTATTAATCTTTGTATTTGTTGTCAATACTATTTTATCCAATTTAGTTTTCATATATGTATTTTTCGCGGGTATATTTTCATGGATATGGAAGTTGAATAAACCACAAGTAGTATTGCAAAATGGTGAACAATTTTCGAAGCCAAATTTTGTTCAAAATTGGGTATATATAACATTATTTTCTATGCCATTTACCTGGTTATTTACATTAATTGAAACAATTTTTCTAGTGAATTTATTTGGTATATTTTTAATGTTGGGAAATATGGCTGTTTTTCCCATTATAATAATGTATTGTCTACTATCTGCTAGTTTTATAATAGCCAAAGTAATTGAAGGTAGCAAAGTTGGTGAAAATTATACATTTTTATCATTGTATGTAAATAAAATGCGTTATATGATAACACCAATATTTGTAATTATGTCTATTTATGTGGTAATTGGTGCAAAAGCTTATTTAGGCAGTACAGAGAGAAATGCAGCAATTGTCGCTGTTGTAATAGTTTTATTGACGTTAATGAATATTCCAATAATAAATGTCAATGACTTTGGTTCAAAAGATACACAGCCATATAGTTATATTCAAGCTGAAAAACGTACACAATTCAAATTTTCAGATACTGTATTATGGGCATTAACAGGATCTGTTAACACAGGAGATTTAGCAATTAATATCGCTAATCAAATTAATAAAATACAAAAATTCGATAATCATGTAAAATTGGCTACACAATCGCAATCGCAATCTCAAGCAACAAATCAAACAATGCAACCACAATCAGGTGGTGGTAAAAATATATTTAATGATGATAATTCGTCTGATAATTTAATGCAAAAAATGCAAGCTCTTAATAATAAAATACGTGAAAATATTACTATGCCTGTAATGCCTATGTAAAATCATGAAAATCATACAAATAGATTATATGGGTTAAATCATATAAAATTAAATAAATATATCAATATATACCTATTATATTGATACATCATTATGGGAAAACAAAAAAAGAATAATAAAAACCTTTCGTCGTCAGGTGCGAACATTACAACACCATCATCAAAACAATTGCCATTTGTAAGTATATGCACTCCTACATTTAATAGACGTCCTTTTATTCCTATTATGATTGAATGTTTTAACCATCAAACATACCCAAAGGATAGAATGGAATGGATTATCATAGATGATGGAACTGACAAAGTTGGTGATATGTTGAAAGATGTGCCTCAAATAAAATATTTTTCATACGATAAAAAAATGACTTTGGGTAAAAAAAGAAATTTAATGCATGAAAAATCATCAGGTGATATTTTGGTATATATGGATGACGATGATTATTATCCACCAGAAAGAGTTAGTCATGCAGTGGAAACATTGCTTAAAAATCCTCAAGCATTATGTGCTGGATCTAGTGAAATGTATATTTTTTTTAAACATGTACAAAAAATGTATCAATTTGGTCCATATGGTCCGAATCATGCTACTGCAGCAACATTTGCATTTAAACGCAAGCTGTTATCTATGAGTAAATATGATGAACATGCATCACTAGCAGAAGAAAAATCTTTTTTGAAAGATTACACGATTCCGTTTGTTCAATTGGATCCAATGAAAAGTATTCTTGTTTTTTCTCATGTCCATAATTCTTTTGATAAAAAAATATTATTAAATCAATTACCTAATCCATTTGTGAAAGAAAGTGGAAAACTAGTGAATGATTTTGTAAAAGAAGAATTTGTGAAACAATTTTTCTTGGAAGATATTGATACAATTCTAAGTAACTATGATCCTGGAAAGCCGGAAAATAAACCGGATGTATTAAAACAAATGGCGGAAATAACGCAAAAGAGAGAATTGATGCAACAACAACAACAGCAAATGCAACAACAGCAACAAATACAACAACAATTACAACAAAATCATAATGTTATTCAACAATTATTAAATGAGAATACTATATTGAAAGAAAAGGTTGCTTATTTAGAAGGGAAAATCAAATTGTTTTTCGATAGTAAAATTGCTGAAAAGAGGCAACAATTATCTCAAGAAGCGCCAAAGTCTGATATAAATACGGTTACCGATATGGTTACTGATACAGTTACCGATACAGTTACTCATACAGTTACAGCTAAGGAATCAAATTAAGTGTATTTCTTCATTATAAAATGATTTTGTATTATATATAATATAAAATCATTATACCAAAATACTACAACTATCATGTACTTGATCAATACAATTATATTATTATTACACTCTCAAATACAACGTAAACCTATAGTAAAATCACAATCACAATCACATCATCTATTTAAACATATAGATGACCTATACGATAATATCTCTATACCAATAATAACACCAACACCAATACCAACACCAATAGTAGATAATAATGTTACGTATATTATGTACAACGATAGATATTATAAAAAATTAACCGGATGTGATCAACGGTATAACAATAGTATTAACGATACTATCAAAGAGTATATAGACAACACGATTCTACTTAATAAAATAAATGGGTTTTTCAAAAATAAAAAATTGTTGGATCGATTGATTAAAATTGAAAAACAAACAACTGAAACATTGAAGGAAGACTCAACCAACATCTCAATATTACATCATGAACACGACTCCTCTATTCTTCAAGAAATTAGAGAATACAATAATGACAATAGAAATAAAAGTGAATTAGTGTATGATATATTCGCTGGTGGTTTGCTACATGATTGGTGACGTAGACACAAACAAAAACAAAAACAAAAACACAAATTATCAGCATTCTAATTCGCAAACATCTTCATCTATTTCCCAACCGCCTTCTTCGTCGTTCGCATTTGAATCTTTAAACGATTTGTCCAAATAT